TTTTCAACATATGGTGAGCAAGCATTCATGAACGGTGCTGTTCGTGCAAACGGTGGGGCTGGTTCAACAGGTATCTCGCCATACGGCATTCCGTTGGTTGAGGTTCCACTAGAACCACAAAACGTAGCCGGTGACTACTCCGGTGCGACAGGCAACCACGGTTATGTAGAGCTTACATTCCCGAATAACAAAGTCGTTGGTATTCATCGAGACATTACTTTGTATCGTCAATTTAAGCCAAAAACTGACTCAATTGAGTACACACAGTTTATGCGAATTGCAGCAAATGTTGAAAATCTCGAAGCCTACGTTATTGCAAAGAACGTAAAACTTCGTACACTGTAATTTAAATTAAAAACAATAAATGGCGGGAGGGCTCGTGCTCCCCCGCCATTATTGTTTAATTGATTTAATTTAAAATCAATGATAAGATGTATACTATGACAAATTACGAAAATGCGGTAAAATCATCCGATGTGAGCACACTTAAAAAAACTCCAATTAAGAAAACTGCTAAACCAAAACAAAATGTTGTAATAACTGAAGAGAATTCATTAAATCCAGTTGTTGTTTATTTTGAGTCGGGAGTCAAATATGTTATGGTTAATGGAATAACTTTTGATCAAACAAATAAAATGCATGAATTGCCTTTTATAGAAGCCAACCTGTTATTAAGGCTTGAAAATTTTAGATTGGCTAATGACGAAGAAAAGGAAATGTATTATAATTCTAAGGAGGGTTAAATAGATGGCCAATAATTTAACAAACGCAGCAGAGAATTTAATATTAGATCATTTTCTAGGCGTTACTAACTATCCTTTTGATAACACTATTTTTGTTGGTTTATACACAGTTGCTCCGACTGATAGCACTAGCGGAACAGAAGTGACAGGCGGAAGTTATGCTCGCCAAGCAATTACTTTTTCTGCAGCCGTAAATGGTGAAACCGTAAATTCTGCGGCCGTTGATTTTACCGGAATGCCGGCTACCACGACAGTAGCCATTGCTATTCATACAGCAAGCACTGGTGGGACCATGTTGATGTACGGAACTCTAAATACTGCTAAACAAACTGATGCTGGAGATACTTTAAGAATTGCCGCAGGCGATCTTGATATCAGCATAGATTAAGGAGATATCATGTTGCGAAGAGAATTCAATGGCGCAGTATTGCAGACAACATTGGCTTCTTCGTTATCAGACTCTGCAATTACTTTTACGGTAACAGATGGGTCTTCTTATCCCAGTGGCAATAATCCTTTTGCCGTTGTTATTGATCGTGGCAATAATAGCGAAGAAAAAATTTTGATTTCTTCAAGAGCAAACAATGTTTTTACAGTATCAGAAAGAGGCTATGATGGTACTACGGCAATTGCTCACAGTGCTGGGGCATTTGTAGACCACATTCTTGATGCTTTAACTATTCAAGATATGAATGTTACTACATACGATAACGAAGTTTTGGTATGGATGGGGGTGTAAATGGCTAACTTAATTCCTGATAGTTTTTATATAGGTAGCGGTTCTGGCGCAAATGTGTATACCGTAGCAAATACGGTTGGTAACTATTCAATTATTAAAAATATTAATTTGTGCAACACCACATCGTCAAATGCTGTATGCAGTATTCACATTTTGGTTGAAGGCGCTGCAGTCGCTGCGGGTAATAAAATTTTAAGCAATGTAAATGTGTTGGCAAACAATGTTGTATATTACAATACATCAATAGTTATTCCAAAAAATAGTTCTATTCATGTAACGCAAGTTACAGCAAACGCTATAACTTTTGCAATTAGTGGTGTGGAATATGCCTAATTTAAGTGGATCTCTGTTAGCCGAAGTTCCAGCAACTAGTGGTGCAACAGTATCCGAAAACGCCCCTGCTTCTCCCGAAACAGGGCAGGTTTGGTTTGAGTCAGACACGGCTCAAACTTTTATTTACTATGATTCTCAGTGGATAGAAATTGGTGCAGCGCCGGGTGTTGCAAGTGTTTCTTCTTCTGCCCCTAGCTCTCCGGCAATAGGTCAACTTTGGTTTGATTCTGATGATGGTGCTACAAATATTTATTACGATTCGCAATGGGTTGAAATTGGTGGTGGTGGAACAGTAGCAACAGTTTCTGACACTGCTCCGGCTGGTCCGGCATCTGGACAAATTTGGTTTAACTCTTCAGATGGTGGAACCTATGTGTATTACGATGGGGTGTGGGCAGAAATTGGTGCTGTCCCCGCTGGAACCACAAATACTGTAATTAATGCTAAAGGAGATTTGCTTGTCGGCATAGCCAACGACACTCTTGATCGTTTGGGAAGTGGAACGAATGACCAAGTTTTAACTGTAGACACAACTACTGCAACTGGGCTAAAATGGAGTACACCAACTGTTTATCAAACAGTGGTGGCCAATGTCTCTAATACAGAGATTGGATATTTGGATGGGGTTACAAGCGCAATTCAAACACAAATAGATACAAAAGCATCAACGGGTAAAGCAATCGCTATGGCGATTGTGTTCGGTTAAGGAGACAATATGGCAGCACCAAACATTGTAGGAGTGGCGACAATCAAGGGACAGACAGCGTTTCTTGCTGTTACCACAACCGCCACACCCATTTTAAAAAACGAAGGCAGTAGTGCTGGCACGACCATCGTGGTTACAAACAGCGGTGCATCGGCTTATGTTGTTGGCGGTTCAAACAATGCAACCTTGAACCTTACTCGTGGCGCAACTTATACATTTCAAGTATCTGCTTCTGGTCATCCATTTTGGATTCAAAGTTCATCTGGTGCCTATAACGCAGCGAATGTAGTTACATCTGGTATTAGAAATAACGGCACAGAACTTGGCTACATCACTTACCAAATCCCCGCCGATGCACCAAACACTCTTTATTATGTTTGCCAGAACCACTCGGCAATGGCAGGCACAATAAACATTATTGGCACTGCAAGCAACTCAAATAAGGTGTTAAAAGTAAATGCTCTTTATGTTTCAAATGTTGATGGAACCAATGCTGCTGATGTAACGGTAGATATTGTAAGATCCGGAACAGGATATCGTCTTGCTTCAACTATTAGTGTTCCTGCTGATGCAACTTTAGATATTATTTCAAAATCAATTTATTTAGAGGAAGGCGACCAGCTTCGTCTTACTGCGTTGGTAAACGGGGATCTTGAGGCGGTCTGTTCTTACGAAGAGATTAGCTAATGGCCGGTCCAGGTGGTGCTATTGGTCCTAAGCGCCCTATTGCTACAGGCATATTGAGTTTGACTGATTTGCAACAAGGGATTTTAGAGCCATTTCCTCATCTTGTGGTTGATTATCTTGTCATCGCTGGCGGCGGCGGAGGTGGCGGGCAACTTGCTGGCGGTGGTGGGGCTGGCGGTTATAGGTCATCAATGGCTGGAGAATATTCTGGAAGACTATCCTCTCCTTTGGCGCCGTTTATAGTGGCGGCGCAATCTAATATTGCAGTCGTCGTTGGCGGAGGAGGGAACGGCGGCTCTTCCACTCCAACAATTGGCAGCCAAGGGACGAGTAGTTCCTTGTCTGGGAGCGGGATAACCACAATCACTTCAACTGGAGGTGGTGGCGGAGGTCAACCAAATGGTTATCCAACTAACGGAGGTTCTGGTGGTGGCTGTGCTGGTGATGGAAGTCAGGTGCAAAATCAACCAGCAGCCGGAACTGCTGACCAGGGATTTGGTGGAGGAAATGGAAACGATTCAATCCCTTTCGGCGGCGGAGGTGGCGGCGGTGCTGGTGCTGCTGGTGTAAACGCAGGCAATCCTGCAAGCGGTAACGGTGGTGCTGGAATATCTTCATCAATTACTGGTTCTGCCGTGTTTCGTGCGGGAGGCGGTGGAGGCGGCGCTTGGACTGACTATACAAGCACCGCCGGTTCTGGAGGGTCAGGGGGCGGCGGTAATGGAGGGCGTGGTGCCGTCGGAGTTAATGGCAGCGCAAATACTGGAGGAGGCGGCGGTGGCGGTGGTCAGGATAATGGTTTATATGCAGGCGGTGCAGGCGGTTCGGGCGTTGTCATCCTTCGCTACCCGTCTGCATACACAATCACCATCGGCGCGGGTCTGACAGCAGATGCAACTGGAACAGATGGTGCGTTTTCTTATAAACGAATCACCGCAGGTAGCGGGAACGTGAGTTGGTCATAATGACTTGCTCATTGACCAATAAAAAAGTATTATAGGAGATGGTATGTCATTAAATTTTCCTAACAACCCGACTGTAAACCAGACCTATGCAGAGGCCGGTAAAGTATGGATCTTTAACGGTTCAAGATGGACTTTGCTTAGCCCAGCCGCTGCTACTTTTACAATTGCAGACGGTTCTATAACCACAGCAAAACTTGCCGACAGTGCGGTAACAGCGGCTAAAATTGCTGACGGTACTGTAGTTGCAGGAGAAATTGCTTCTAATGCTATCACTCAAGCCAAACTTGCTACATCACTTTCCGCAGTAACTATTACAACTTCTGCAAACAGAGATGCGGCAGTACCATCTCCGTTCACGGGTCAACTTGTGTTCCTTACTGACACCAAGAAGGTACAGGTCTGGGACGGCTCCCTTTGGCTCAACATCACGCTCGCACCACCGGAGCCACCAACATCCTTGAGCGCAACCGCATTGAGTACAACTTCTATTTCGGTTTCGTTTACTGCTGGTGGGGCGAACGGTTCTCCTATCACAAATTATAAGTATGCGCTTTCTACAAACGGAGGCTCTTCCTATGGTGCGTTCACGGCGCTCGACCCAGCCGACGC